TAATAAGGATTAGCATCTATTACTATTTCTGCACCAGCTGGAGTAGCTGGAGTACCCACACATGTTATTACACCTGTACTAGCATTATAAGAACTAATTGTTGAAGTTGTGTTAACAATATTGGTTGTACTAGTTGCTATATAGCTAATACTTTGACCATTAACAGGATTTACACCTTTAGCTGTAGAAGGTGTAACTGTTATACTTGATCCAACAGAAGCACCTGGCGCTGTAGCTGTAAAACCAATAGGAGTAGTTTTACTAGTTACATCTTTCATTGTGCTTTCGTACTTATCCGTGCTTATAGCTGTAAAAGCATTTTCATCTCTTTGTTGCCAAAGCTGTATGGCTTGATAAGGATTGTATTTTGCTACAGATATTTGATCTTCTGTAGTATAATATCTATTGTTATCAACAGCTCTTTCAATATTTATTTTTCTAGGTTGATTACGGTTATCTGTCCAAAACAATAAATTTTCTACTATATTAACACCATATATAGGATATAATTGAGAAAAATTTAAAAAAGGTGAAAGATAAATTAAATCAATATACGTATCTGTTAAAACATTATATTGATAAACATGGTGGTTTGATCCAACTCCAGTTGGAACATAATCTTCTGTTTTATTATCTGTTACAAATAAATAAATAAAATTATTAGTGTCATCAGTTACCCAACCAATACACTTGCTATTTGCTGGAAAAGTTAAACCTGTTATTTTATTACCTAAAACATTTTCTAACTCACCTACATCTGGTCCTTCAGATTTACTTACCTGTACATTTCTGGCATCTCTATATTCTCCGTTTGGTATTAAACGAGCATCTAGGTCTTTATTTAATTTACCTTTAACAAAGGTGTTAACAACTTTTGCCATTAAATTTTAGTGTTTTATCCATTTAGACTTACCTCTCATAACTTGAGATATTTCTTCTAACTTAATATTTGATAATCTTATTTTAGCGTTACGCAGAGCCGCATATCTATCTTTTTTATATCTTTGAACTATTCCCTCTGGAACATTAGCTCGTGTAGATAATATGTTATATGATATGCTTTTGTACATAGCTTCTTCAGCCATTTTAGGAACTTTAGTATCTAAATCATAAGCAAGACCATCTGATATATATTCAAATACAATTAGTCTTCCCGCTAAATTACTAGAAAAACTAAACTTACCTTCTCTTTCGTTTATACCAAACCAACCGTTTACCTGTGATCTTTGTGGGTCAAGACCATATAATCTACCCCAATTCCAAGGTCCATTTAAACTGTATAAATCTTGATTAGCAAAACCAAAGTATTCAAAATCTGAATACCAACTAGAATTTAATAATCTAGTGTTGTTACTTTTCCATCTTGATTCTGTTATCGATGTTCCTTCTAAATCTTCACCGAAGTTATCCTGTGTTGGTACACCTGTTCCATCTTGTAATAAATTAGAATATGGATCAGTAGTTAAATTGTTAGCTGGGTAAATAGGTCTTTTAACACCTAGTTCATCTATCCAAGATAAGTTAACATAGTTAACGTAATCTTGAGGTATAATTAAAGATAAACTACTAGGTATTGTTAATTCTTGAGATCTAATACTTTTTAATGTGTCGTAACTAAACTCTTGTAGTGATCTTTTAGCAAAGAAAACCACATCAGATTTTTTACATGTCTGAATTAATTTACCATCTCCAACGTAACCAACCATATAGTTATTTACTATATCATTTAGTTTTAAATATTGGTAACCACCGTAATTATCTTCTACAGCTTGACCATAAGCTTTTTCTGCAGCAGTAGTTCCATACTTACCACCATCTAATATTTTAAGTTGTACTACTATAAAAACATTAGCACCAGGATTACCTGTTATAGCAATTATATTATTAACCACCGTATAAGCAGATGTGTACTCTGTAAAAGTACCTGGTAAACCAGTAACACTTGTATATACTTTAAAATTGTTTTTAGCATAATTTTCATTAGTAGGATCATAACTACCAAAAACTAAATCAGTATTAAAAGTTGTAGTAAATGTCTGTCCAGCTGTATTACCTGCATCTCCTCTAAAGCCTTGTGAACCTTGATAATATTGTGCGTTAGTTTCTGTTATTTGTGACATTATGATTTTTCGTTTTGTTCAACCTTAGCAGCGTCTTGTGTGGCTACTTGAATTATTTCTGGATCTCTTATAATAACACCTGCGTATTTTAATATTCCTATAATTACATTAGTTTGCTCTGATGTGTCTAGCTGGAAATCAACTGAAGTTGCACTATTATATAAGTATTGACCTAAAGTACCAGTTGTAAAAGCCCAGTTAGGATTTGTTGGGTTTACTATACAATTAGCTTTTACTACATCTGGTTTAGGTGATATTTTTAATAACACTTGTGGAGATGAGCCGACTGTTACTACAGCATTAGTTATATAAGCTAAAGGATATTGATTAGTAGGACTAGTTAGTTTTGATTTACTGACTTCAGTATATTCTTTTTTACTAGATACTTGAGTTACGGAATCGTATTGAGGATTTGTTGTGTTGTAAGTAGATATTATTTCACCTATTCTATATAGTGGTCTTGAACCACCATATATCCAACCTGTGTTAGCTACATTATAGGTAAAACTAGTTTCTTCTTCAAAAGGATATAGTTTATAAGCATTGTCTTTAAACATGTTAAAGAACTCTGTATCATTTTGTGTATTGTTTTGATTTACTCGATTTAATTGGTTACCGTCAGGAAAATAAGATTCAAATATTTCTTGCTGTACCTGTACTGCTAAACTATTAAATTCAGCTGGTGGAATATAACCTCTTTGTTCTTTGTTTAAAATGTACAAGACTGTTGTGTATACTGTATTTATATTTACCGCCATTATATTTTTTTATTATAACACAGAGGTGACTTTCGTCACCCCTATATTATTATCACTTGTTAATTAAGTTTTTTATCTATAGATTTATAGATTTCTACACCTTCATCTGTTTTTAAGAAAGCAGCAAAGGCTGAATATGGATTTTCATCAAATGGAACATTCATTAGTTTTCTACCGTTTGATCCCCACGTAAATGTTCTTTGATCTTGAGATAATAAAATAATACCTTCTTCACTAGCTCTAATTGCTATGTTTCTAAGCATTACATTTTCATCTTTTGCTAAGTCCATAAATAATTTTGGATCTTGTTTAGCAAATAACAATATATCTCTTTTTAATTCTTTAGAACTCATANTGTTAACTNNAGAACCTTTTTCAACTCTNAAAATAGCTTCTGCTTGGTCAATATCTATGCTTCTTGCAGCGTTTAACGCTTCTNTCTCCATTTCTAAATCAACTAACTCATCTTGAGCTACAGCAACTGGTTTAAATTCATAATATATCTTGTTTTTCAACGGATGATATAAACTTAATAGTTTTTGTAATGAGATGTTTTTAGCAGGTACTCTTAACTCACCATCTTGAAATCTAATGTGACCAAGAGTTACTTCACCTTTTTGTTCATCTACAAATGGACTACTCATATTTGTAGCATATCTTAATTCTCTTTGACTTTGAGTTTCAGAATCAAAATATAATAATGAGTGTTTTCTAGTGTGTTTACCTGGTATAGTAAGTGTTAACGGTGATTTGTTACCTACTAAAAAGTAAATTCTATCTTTAACTTCCCAACCTTCTTTTTTAACTGGTTGTTCTTTTACTTGTGGTTTTTCTACCACTGCTACTGTTTCTTCAACAACAGCTTTTTGTTTTTTTGCCATAATATAATATAATTAAATAGTTTAAAAAAATAATTACCCCTGCCCGAAGACAGGGATAGTTATTATATTTGAATCATTAGATTCCTTTGAATAATACAAAGTTGTTAGCAGCTTGTGTTACTAAACATCTTTCTGATAGGAAGTTAATTTCCATAGCATCAAGAGTTGATGTAAACGCACCACCAGCAGAACCAGTTACCCAAGACTTCATTCTTCTGTCGTCAGCTTGAGAAGCTCTATAACGAACGTGTAAGAAAGGTCTTCTGATATTAGTTCCTAAGATTTGATACGTAAACAGTAGATGTTCCAGCAGGTACTAATACACCTTCGATTGAATTGATACCGTTAATCGCACCTCTTGTAGAAGCATCGTTTAAGTATTTCCAATCAGTTTTGTAAAAGTCATAAGAACCTCTTCTGAATCCAGAGAAACCTAGGTTAAGTGCCATTTCTTCTGAGTTTTCAAATAAACCAAAAGCAACACCACCATTAAATCCTGCAGATACACCAGCTAGCATATCGTCAAAATCTAAAGCTGTTTGTCTTTGTAAGAAAAGCATGTTTTCTTCAATAGCACCTTGAGTATCTAGGTTTTTAAGTATAGCATCAAAATCACTGATACCAGCAGCAGCAGTAAATCCTACTTCTACGTTACCTCTTGCTGAAATAGCAGCAAATAAACCTTCAGTACCTGGTAATTTCAAGTTTCCGTAATCCCCAGCAGCGTGAGCATTCTTTTCACCTTCAACACATACCATTTCTAGGTAGTCTTCGAATCTTAATCTAGTTTCAGACTCAGCTTTTAAATACCATAAGTATCCAGAAGCACCATCTTCACTAGCAACTTCAACCCATCCGATTTGAGCCATATCAGAACCATTAACGATGTATTGGTCTCTAATAATAACTGGAGAGTTGTTGTATTGAGTAAATGCAGGCTCAACACTAATTCTTACAGAATCAGCACCAGTACCAGCAGTACTTCTACCTTTGCTATATGCAGAACCGTAAACAAATACTTTTAATCCAGTAGCTGTAAAACCTTGAGCGATCAAAGTAGTTACAGGATCAAAACATTGTACTACAACATTACCACCAGCACCTGCTGTAGTTGCTAGTACAATACATTTAGCTTCTTTTCCTGTAGCAGGATCTAAAACTACGATTGTATCGTTTACGCTCATTACGTTGTTTGCACCAGCCGCAACAGTAAGAGTTGTAGGGTTTGTACCTACAGCACCTGCAGCAGCAGCACCTACGCCGTCATATGCAATATGTAATCTATTTTGTTCTGACCAGATTACTTGATCACTTGTCATTGGCATTTCAGCGCCAACCATTCTTAAAAATCCAGATAATGTTCTATTACCATAACGCTCTACTTCTTGTTCGTAAACCTCTGGTAAATATTGAGCAGCGAAATCTGAAAAGTTGTCTGGAACTGCACCTGCGCCACCATTGTTAGTAAACTGTAAATAATTACTGTTTAGTAACTCTTGTTTTTGCGATGGTATAATTGATCCAAACTGTGGAGTTAATGTACCCATAATTGTTTAATTTTAATTGTTAAATTTTCGTGTTTTAATTTTAAGTCGCGTAGAATCTGCACCACTAATTGATTTTACTTTCAAGCCACCAACGAAAACTTCACCTGTATTACCTTCTCTTGCTTTCACATTAGAAAGATTTTTAGATTTGTTTACCACATCCTTTACGGCATCGGCTTTACCTTGTTCATAAAAATGACTAGCGATCTTATCTACATTTTCAGCGGCATACATTGCTTTATGATAACCAGCTGGGTCTACCACATTACCATCGCCATCAAGGAACTTCCCTATGAGATTGTTAATATTTGACTGGTTGTCTGCAACTTTATCACGATTTTGTATATTATACTTATACCTCTTTTCTCCAACTTGAAAATCAAAACCTTTGAAATCTTCGCTAAATAATTTTTTAGTTTTAAGTTTAAAATCTTCGTGTAATTGCTCAGCTTGTTCTTGCTGCTTGTTGTAACGGTTGAAAAAGTCAACTGCTTTTTGTTGTTCTTGATTAACACCCGGTCTCATCTTGATCTCGTCGTAATACTTTTGTTTCAAGTCCTCCAAATAGTCTTTGGCTTTTGCAACTTCTTCTTTAAACGCAATTTTCTTTTTGCGTATATCTCTTTCCTCATCAACTTCTGAATCCCATGAAAAATCTTCTAAAATAAGATTTACATCTTCAGAATCTAAGTGAGGTTTATTTTTTCTGTAATACTCTTTTAACAATGCTTTCTCATCTACATTAGAATAGTCAGCGTTTAATCTAACATAATCTTCTACAGTACCTCCAGTTTCTTCCATAAACGAAACTAGTTTTTCTACATTTTCAGGTAATTGTTTACCTAGTACTTTTTCGTCTCTAATAGCTTCTTTAACCTCTGCTTCAACTTCTTTAACTTCAGCTTCAGTTACTTCTTGGATCGGAGAAAACCCTTCAGTAGTCTCGTTGGACTCTTGTACAGGTTCTCCCACCTNTGNGCTATCTCCGGATGGTTCTTCCACAGATACCTCCTTTGTTTCTCCGATTTGAATGGCATCGTCTTCTTGTTTTACTTCTTCTTTTTTAATTTCAACCTTTGTTACATTAGGTTCTACATCTACTAAAGGTTCTTTTAAATTAACCTTTGTTATTTCTTGTTCTTTGTTACCTAATTGTTTTGGCTTTTTTGGTTTTGACTTTATTTTAAAGTCACCTTCCTGTTTAACAGGTTCATTTGTTTTTACTTCTGACATAATATAATATAATTAAATAATTAGTACTAAATAAAAGGAGACATGTCTAAACCTGATTCAGCTTGAAAGTCTATTGCTGGACTATCAGTTTGTCTTTGTTGAATCATTTCACTTTGCTGTGTCCCTTCCATTTTTATTCTATCGTCTTTACGATCTTCTCTTTGTTGTTCTCTTTTATTGATACCTTGCTCTTCTAGTTTTTTAAGCTCCATATCGTTTTGATGTTGTTGCATCATTTTTTGTTGATCTAATTGAGCCTGTAATTGCATACGATCTTTTTCAAATTCACTCTTAGCTTTTTCATATTCTACATTAGCACCAGATATAGCTTGTTGTTTTTGTACTTCTGCCATAGCTGTTTTTTCTGCAGTTTCTGCTTGTGCTGCTGCTTGAGCTTGTATATTAGCTTGTTGATTAGCTTGATCTTGCTTAGCTTTTTGCTTACGTTTTACTTTAAGCATTTGATTAGCTAGTTTAAGATTTTTAATCTGTCTTAAATCAATCGCGTCTTCAACATCAATATTTTTAGCTTGTAAAGCTATTTGTATGTTTGCTTCTAATTGTTGTTTTTCTTCTTCATCTGGTTCTAATTCTAAGAANATACCAAAATCATGTAAGTTTAAATTAACAATTTCTTGTAACGTTTTAATATTAAAAGTTGATATAGAGTTTTGTAAAGCAGCTTTTGTAAGCGGAAACTCTAATGCATCTGCTACTTTTAAACTAATATTTTCTGCTAGTTTAAGAGTTAAAAATAAACTAGATTGTACAATATGTCTTGTAGCTACATTAGACGCGTTAGCAGCTAACTTCTGTAATCCTACAAGCGTGTTACGATCAGGTAAACTACCATCTCTAGCTTCATTCAACCCTGTTACATCACGTATCATTTGTAAATAGTATTGATATGTGCTTATTAACGCTTGTATTTTAGCTTGACCACTACCTGACTGTAATTCTTGTATTGGTACTTTACCAGGATTCATATCACCTTCTTG